CGTCTACACGACCTGGAATGGTCCGATGCCAACCACGGCCGCACAGGCGTCCGTGACGACCGGCACGGCCATCAAGACCATGCTCCAACTGGCGACGCCGAGCACGCGTGTCATCCAGCTCATCTCGTGGGGCTTCACCCTGGACGACCCGCCCGGCGCCGACGCCGTGATCGAGCTGCTCCAGACCGACGTGGCCGCGACCGTGAGCGCGCACGTGGCGGCTGGCGTCCAGCCGATCGACCCGAACGGCACGGCCAGCCTGCTCACGCTCGGCACGTCGGCCACGGGGTACACGGCGACCGCCGAAGGCACCCCGACCGCGACTCGGGTGTTCGACGCCGTGTCACTGTCGAGCACCACGGCCGAGTCGCCACTGAGCTACACCTGGCAGTGGATGCCGGACGAACGCCCGATCGTGGCGGTCAGTAAGTTCCTCCGCGTGCGCGCGACGACTCCGACGACGGCGGTCGATATGCGCTGCTGGGTACGCTGGCAGGAATAGGCAGCGATGGCCCTGGCAGCTCTGGTCGAGGGGTGGCGCAGGCAGGCCACGCCTCGGCTTGCGCTGCCCGTGAGCAGGGCCAGCAGTGGCGAGATCATCGGAACGTTCCCGACCGACAACCTTCCCCTGCGTGTCGAACTGCTGCTCGGTGGCACGTGGACCGACATCACTGAATGGGTCCGCTACACCGACCAGATCAAGATCACGCACGGCCGGACCGACGAGCGCTCGACGTCCGAGCCGTCCCGCTGCCAGCTCACGGTCGACAATCGGGATGGCCGATTCTCGCCCCGCAATCCGATGGGCGCCTGGTACGGCCTGATCGGACGCAACACTCAGCTGCGGGTATTCCTGCTCGATCCGCTCGCGCCGTGGGCGCGGCGCTACCGCTTCCACGGCGAGGTCAGCGAGTGGCCGGCGCAGTGGGATCCGACCGGCACTGATGTCTTCTCCCGCATCACCGCGTCCGGTGTCCGGCGCCGACTCGGGGCCGGCAGCTCGCCACTCAAGTCCTCCTACTACCGGGCCGCCACGGGTGCTTCTACGCCGTTCGGCGGCCTGATCGCCTATTGGCCGATGGAGGATGCGGCTGGCGCGACCCGGTTCGCGTCCGGCCTGGCTGGCGGTAAGCCAGCGACCTGGACCGGAACGCCGACATTGGCCACCGACTCGGACAGTTTCGCCTGCTCGGCGGCATTGCCGACGCTCGGCAGCGCCTATGTCGTTGGCCGAGTGACCGGCCGCGCGCTCTATCCGGGAGAGATCAGGGCCAGCGCACTGCTCAAGATCCCTGCCGCTACGCCTAACAATGCCGTACTGCTCGGCTTCACCTGCACAGGCACGGCAGCCCGCTGGGAATTGCTCTACGGCACCGGCGGTACCCTGACCCTCAAGGCATATGATGATGCAGGTGCGACAATCCTGACGTCTGGCCCGTCCGCCTTTGATGTCGATGACCAGAACCTACGGGTGACGATTGACGTCGTGCAGGACGGCGCCGATATTGACTACACGTATGCAACCGTTGCGGCGGGTAGCTCTTCCGGCGGCTTCGTATCCGGCACCTTGGCCGCCAATACCGTGACCCTGTGCACGTCTGCCTACCTGGCGCGCCTGAAGAACCTGACCGACGTTGTCGCCGGACATCTCATGGTGCAGGACCTTGTCGGCTCGATTTACGAGAATGCCGGCCCGCTCGGCGCCTATGTCGGGGAGGATGCCGGCACCCGGTTCGAACGGTTGTGCTCTGAAGAAGGTATTCTTGGGGACGCGCATAACAAGCGTGCATCTTATACATCACTGTCGTATAACTATATGGGTACGCAGCCACAGAAGGATCTGCTTGCGATCCTGGCCGAGTGTGAGCTGGTCGACCGGGGAATCATGCATGACAGTCGGGACGAGCTCGGCATCCGGCTCCAGCTCGCGGTCGGAATGCAGACTCGCAGTACCGATCTCGCGCTCGACTACTCGGCGGCCGACCTGTCCTCGATCGTGCCGGTCGAGGACGACCAGACGCTGGCCAACGACGTGACTGCCGTGCGCACCGATGGGTCCAGCTACCGTTACGCGATCAGCGACGGGACGCTGGGCACGGCAACGGTCGGGCTGTATGACACGTCTGTCGAGCTGTCGCTCTATCAGGACAGTGATCTAGGAGACCAGGCATCCTGGCGGGCGAACCTCGGCACCGTCGACCAACCGCGCTTCCCGGACCTGGCGGTCGACCTGGCGCGAACGAACTACGCGGCGAGCGGTCCACTCAGCGCCGACACACTTGACCTTGACATCGGTGACCGGGTCACGATCAGCAACCCGCCGGCATGGATGGAAGCCGACGACATCGATCAGATGATCATCGGCCTGTCCGAGACCCTCGACCAACGCACGCACCAGATCACCATGGTGTGCGCGCCGAACGAACTGTGGCGCATCGGCATTTACGGCAGCGCGCGCTACGAGTCGGCCGGCACCTACCTGTCCGGCGCGCTGGACTCGACGTCGACCAGCGTCGATATCAGCATCCCGACCGGCCCCGGGTGGGGCGTGGCTGACGGGTCATATGACGTCGTCGTCGGTGGCGAGGCCATGACCGTGACCGCCGTCGGTGGCACGGCGCCGACACAGACCCTGACCGTGACCCGCTCGGTCAACGGCATCGTGAAGTCTCACGCGGACGGGGCCGAGGTTAAGCTCAGGCGCCGTTACTACTACGGATGGAAGTATCTGTAATGCCACTGAACGGACAATTCATTCAGTCGACCGATGTTATCGGTGACCTGACTGACTGGAGTGCATCGCAGGTCGTAACCAACCTGACCGTGGGTAACGGCACGATGGATTCCAAGTACATTCAGACCGGCGAACTGGTGTTCTGGCGTGTCCGTTTCGTGCTCGGCTCGACGTCAACTATGGGCACATCTGTCCTGTTTACCCCTCCGGTTTCGCCGGTCGCGAGCGTGGCCTCGAGCTACGGACTTCAGATGCGCGACACCAGCGCGGCGGCCAACTATCAGGGCATTACCACCTGGTCGGGCGGATTCATCGTGCTGTGCACCCTGGCCGCCGCGCAGACCTCGACCACGGCGACGACCCCGTTCACCTGGGCGACCGGGGACAGTTTCGCCTTTACGCTCTGGTACGAATCGGCGTGAGAGACTACTGACATGTATCTGAGAAGCGTCCGGCGCCTCGCGCGCGCGCTCGCGCTGCTGCTCGGCGCGACGACCGGCTCGACCGGGAGGCTGTAGATCATGTACCTGACCGACCTGGCGGACGTTCTGCGTGCCGCCGAGTTGACCGTGGTCGAGACCATCGGATGGCGGACCAGGGGCCGGCGCGGTGGTGAGCAGATGGATGGCGTCAAGTCCATCATCTGTCACCACACGGCCGGCCCGGCCGCCGGCGATACGCCGTCCCTGTCGACCGTGATCCATGGTCGAGCCGATCTTGGCGGACCACTGAGCCAGCTGTTCCTCGCCCGCTCGGGCACCTGGCATGTCGTGGCCGCCGGTAAGGCCAACCATGCCGGCCAGGTCGACCACGTCGATCACTCGAACGCGTGGGCGATCGGCGTCGAGGCCGAGGCCACCGGCAAGGACGCCTGGCCGCCGGTCCAGTTCATGAGCTACGTGCACGGCGTGGCTGCGCTTGCCCTGCACTACAAGGTGTCGGTCGGCTCGGTCCTCGGCCATAAGGAAGTCGCCGTGCCGCTCGGTCGCAAGATCGATCCGAACTTCAACATGACGACGTTCCGGACCCTGGTCGACCGGGAGATGCGCGAGCGATCGACCAGGGATCACGTTCGACCGCCCGCGTTCGTGCTGCACCGTTACCTCGCGCTCCAGGTGCCGATGCTGCACGGCGACGACGTCAAGGCTGTCCAGAGGGTTGTTCACACCCCTGTGGACGGCTGGTATGGCCCCCACACACGCGCCCTGGTGCAGGGCTGGCAGCGCGCTCGCGGCCTTGAGGCGGATGGCATCGTCGGACCGAGAACGGCCGCACGAATGGGCTTCACGTGGAAGCCGAGCGCTCGGTGACCTCATGCCACATTGCTCGGTCACCGGCGGTCCCTCGATCTGGGGTGTCGTGCTGCCCTGGTGGCTGGCCGGTGACGGCATGACGCAGGGACCACCCGGCCCGGCCGGGTGGTCC